TTTCTCTAGCGCGCGGAGGTGATCCGCCGCAGCGTTGGGAGAGCTGCATCCCAGCAGCCCCGCCAGTTCGAAGTTAGTAGGTGGGAAACCATGCTCGCGCTGGTATGCCACCAGAAGATCCAGAACGTGCTGCTGGCGTGTGGTTAAAGTCATCATGCGGCGATTTCCTCTTTGCTCACGCAGAGCTCTGGTAAGTTTGCGCGCACCAGCGCCTCGGCGAATGGTGGCGGTACAGCGTTTCCGCAGCGGGCAACTTGTTTGTCTTTGGCGTAGCGGTGCCCACGGTAGTCCTGATCGATAACGTAGCCATCAGGGAAGCCCTGTGCTTTGTACAGCTCATGCGGTTGCAGCATGCGCATACCGATATCAACGATTTGGTATTTCACCCCCTCGATGGTCACCAGCCATTCATCCGCGCTTTCCCCGCAATACGTTTCCAGGAAAGTCCGTACTTCCCCGACGTGCTGGCCTCCAGCGGTGATAGTCGGCATTGGTTCATCGAGGCGCTGCCCATCGCGGCAAGTCCCGCGCAGCTTAATAAGATGAGAAGTAACCATCGCGCTATCTGCTTTGGTGGTCAGAGTTTGAATAGGCTCGCTAACGTCTCTCGGACGGCTCTGCCCCGCACGACCGCCAACGCCGACAACCTGCGCACTGATCAGCGCATGGTGGTCAACAGTGGTAACCGCATGTGCTGGCTCGTCTAACCCGACGCCCGGCCCGGAGTAATTCCCGCCGTAGTGCTTCGCAAGGAATGCGCTCACCGTCGCGAATTTATTGCCGCCGGCGGTAACTGTGCCCAGCGGGTTGTCCAGTTGCAGCACGCGCGGTTTCTGCCCGGGGCGTTCGCCATACCCCATCTGAATCAGCGTTGGCGTCACCAACTGCGATTTACCGCCACCGCCCGCCGTGATAGTCGCGCTGGGCTCATCGGCCCGGTGACCGACACTGGCACCAAACTGCCGCGCGATAATCGGCGCAACGAGACAAGCTCGGGACTCTTTCAGGATGGTATGCGCAGGTTTATCCACCGGGCGCGGCCTCGCCTGGTACTCACTGCCTCCGTTTCCAGCCAGGAACGGGGTCAGCGCCGCCTCAACCACCCCGAGAGCATGCCCATTCCCGCCAGGGCGCGATGACGTGCCAGCGGTAACCGTCGGTACCGGTTCAGTAACTGGCTGGCCGGTTGCGCCGGTACGGAACTTCGTCAGATGTGGGACGGCGACAGCATAACCGTGAGTTTTAGTGATGGTCTGGAGCGGTTCTTCCAGAGCCTGACCCCGGAAACAGTCGTAACTCGTTTTAGTGCTGGTGTGATTGCACTTCACGATAAACGGTGATGCGCTCTCGATAACAAAGCGCTGGATACCACGCGCGATCCGCTTCAGCGTATTCTCTGCCAGTGGCTTTTTGCGGTCGAAGATAGACAGCGCCGGGATGTTCCAGTCGATACACTCCGCAGCGGTGCGCCATGGCGCCAGCTTGCCGCTCTGCACTTCCAGTGATTTTGGATCTCCATGGGTAGCAGCAGGCCACTCAACAGCATGCCCATCACAACGCATCACCATGAAAAAACGCTTTCTAATGGTCGGGGCACCGTAGTCACAAGCGCGCAGCTCTCGGAAATCAACGGTATAACCGAGCCCTTCCACCAGCAGTTGGGCCTGCGTGCTGCCTGGCTCAATAGCGAGAAATTCGCAGACCTCAGCCAATGCAGGATGATCCGCCGCGATGCCTGTGGAAAGCATGCCAACAAAGGCCGCGAAGGTTTCCCCGGTACGAGCTGGATCAGGACGCATCTCATCCTCCAGCAGCGGCCCCCACGTTTTGAACTCTTCAACGTTCTCCAGCATCATTACGCGCGGTCGCTTCGCAAGCGCCCAGCGCAGGACAATCCACGCCAGGCCGCGAATGTCCTTCTTCACAGGCTTTGCACCTTTGGCCTTCGAGAAGTGTCGGCAGTCCGGGCTAAACCATGCTAGGCCGACAGGATTACCGCCGGTAGCCGCTACCGGATCCACATCAAACACCGATTCGCAGTAATGCAGCGTGTCCGGGTGGTTCGTCTTGTGCATCGCAATGGCGTTTTCATCGTGGTTGATCGCAATATCCACGCTGCGCCCGATCGCCAGCTCAATACCAGTTGAAGCACCGCCACCACCAGCAAAGTTATCAACGATAATCTCACGCACAGGCCACCCCCATGCTTACAGCTAGGCCGCTCGCGACGGCGATAATTTCTGGCGTAGGCATACGCTCCAGCCAAAGCTGGTTGATGTGGGCTTTTAGCTTGTTCTGCTGAGACATTTCCAGCAATTCAGCGCCATCTACCTGGTTAAACACAATCCCGACCTCAAGCGGCCAGATGCGCGATTCTGTTCCCGGTAATACCTGCGGTGCCGCGGCTTGTTCTTCCTTCTGTATTGGCTGTGCGGCTGGTGGCTGAGCTTTACCGGCGGCAAAGGTGGCCAGCGCCAGAGATGCACGCCCTTTTTCTTCCAGCGCGGGGCGGGTGATGTAGCTGAAACGCTCTCCACGCCATGACTTATCGAATAGAGCAATGGCAGCGCTGAACCCCGCAGATGATTCGGACGGCTGCCCCTCTTCTGGTCGGTACCACACAGGAAGATCGAAACTGATACGCCCACGGATAAACGCAACATGATCCGCTTCTTCTGGCCACCACACTTCACCCGTTGCCGCTTTAATCAAAAATACGTAGCGCCCGCCCTGTTCCCGCATTGCCAGCGTATGCGCAATGATGTGGCGCATGCCGGTGATTGCCTGCTTCTCGTGGTACTGTGACCGGCTGTATGGTGGGTTGCCGTACCCGGCTCCGCCGAGTTCCTGCAGGCGCGCTGACCAGTCCTGCGTTAAAGCGTTGTCTTCTGCGGTGTACCAGGCTGGGCACTTCGCGTTATCGTCATCCGCAAACAGGTCGAGAACCAACGGGCCAAACATCGCATTTATGCCCCAAAAAAGCAGATCCGGAGTACGCCACTGATCGCCAACTTCTTTCAATTTGTGCGCGCTTTTACTGCGCATTTCCGCCAGAGCCTGGCAGTAAGCATTCGTCATCATGAACGGAACCCCGTGTTCTCTGGCAGTGAATAATCAACTTTCTGGAAGCTTGCGCGGTTAGCTGGGCTTGTGGCCCATTTGCCATTCACGCGTTCTGGACGCCCAGCTGCAGACCAGTTCGTCGCGCTCTGGAGATAGCCTGGGAAGTTTTTCGGGATGAACAAGGTTGCCGGGCGGAGATACTGCGCTTGATCAGTCTCGCGCCAGTCGGCAGTTTTGTAGTCCACCACCAGACACAGATCCTCAACCGAGAATTTTTCCCGCAGGCGAGCGCGGATGTTTTCCAGTGATGAGCTGCAAACCTGGTAGCGTGAACCGGTTGTCTGGTTCAGGTGAGCCAAAACAATCTTGGCCTGGTCAGTAACCACAACTTCCGGGTCGGGTTGCGCAGCAACCGGACAAGGGGTTTTAGTAGTTACTTGTGGTTCTGGTTTTGATTTTACTGACGGATCCCCGCCAGATTCTGACGGGTCAAAACCGCCGTTATTGCCGGATTTCGACGGGTCAGATTTTGAGGCGTCAAATTTTGATGCGTCAGATTTTGATGCGTCAGATTTTGACGTGTCAGATTCTGGCAGTTGAGAAAATGCCGCCGTCCGCAGTTTTGCTACATTCAGGCGGTACACGTTCGAAGCATTGCGGTTGCCATTACGGCGCTGGGTACGGGTAAGCCAGCCCTCTTTTTCAAGCTTCGCGATTGCCGTTCTGATGGTGCTCGGCCCAGCACCAAGTTGGCGAGCGATGGTCTCAATCGACGGCCAGCACACGCCCTCGTCGCTGCTGAAATCTGCCAGGCGCGCCATAATTGCCACACTCGACAGCTTCATGCCCGACGCCGCGCATCCATCCCATACGTAGCCGGTTAATTTAGTGCTCATGATCGTCCCTTATTTTTCTGAACTTTTGGCGAAACAGTTCGAGTGGGCTGAAGCACTCGTGCGGGTAGCCATCGCGCAAGTAGATAACGCGCTGTGTTTCTGGCTCCCAGCGGATAACTCGGACTGGTATGCCGCGGTGGTCCCTGTACCGCCGGTTAAGTTCGCGCATAAGCGTTTTGCCCTCCGGTAGTAGACCCCCACAATTGAGACCGCCCGGCTGTGGTTACACGGCACCCAGCGGTTTGATACTCTGCGTTCATACCGAAACAACGGAGCGCCCGGTACCGGGATCATCCTGAGTTGCGGTAAACGGTTAAAAGCCGTTAAACTGGCCATGCGGATTATTTCTCCATACACGTAGAGTTGTTCGCCATGACGCCCGGAGCTGCACACTCGCGGGCGTCACCTTCCCCAAACAGCATTTCTGTCACAACCATGATTTCCGCCACCAGCGACTGCACCCGGTAGCCTTTTGCCTTCATCTTTCTGTTTTCCTCCTTATCCAATACGCCGTCCGCTGTAGACTCATTGTGAAACTGAGCAAAACGCCCCAGCGCCGACAGCAGGTCATTAAATTTTGTCAGCAGTTCCTCGTTGCCCATTTGCTCAATTTGCGGGAGCTTTACGAAGACGCCGTTGGTGTGGAATGCAATTGCGTCTGCAATATGGCTAGAGCCGCTAGCACGCTGTAACACCATTGCCCAGCCCAGCGGGAATATTTGATCGCCATCGGAGCGGAGGCGGTTAAATAGCCCGTTCTCTGTAGTTCCCAACCATTCAGCGGCCTCGGCATATCCACCAGGCAGGTCTGTAATCACCTTTTTAATCGCAGCCACAAGCCAGGCTGGCTGACGTTCAACTTTCCACATTGGTTCGTTACCCACGGTTATCCCCTTCTATCTGTGGTTTCTAGTTAGCGGAATTGCCCGTAACCTTGTGATAAAGGGATGCGTCATACTTCAATTTCCCTTTTGTGATTCGCTCAATAACGAATGCCTGTTTCTCTGGAATAACCTTTCCCCAGCGGCATACCGCAGGATGAGAAATATTCAAAGCAACAGCAGTTTTAGAAATACCGCCAAAGTGCTTTACGACTTCAGACTTATACATAGTTCCTCCGGTGTGGTGAATGAACTAAAGGTAACAAAAGGCACATCAAATAGCAAACAACAGTTACCATTAAAGGGTGTAACATTGGTTACATGAAAACAGAGATGAAAGACCGCATCAGATCCAGACGGATTCAACTGGATATAACCCAACTAGCACTGGCCAAAAAGCTCGGTGTAAGCCGCGTTTCGGTTACTAAATGGGAGAACGGCACAACAAAACCAGATGGTGAAAACCTTCACCAACTGGCTCAAGCTCTATCGACGACCCCTGAGTGGATTCTTTACGGGTCTGGTGATGAGGTTATTGATGACACGCGCGTTGTGCCATTCTTAAAACCCCCTGTAGCTGTACCGATCATATCGGCAGTTCAAGCCGGTCTATGGACGGAAAGCTATGCTTGCTCAAGACTTACTGACGTGATTTCCTGGACTCAAACAACAGCCAATGTCTCAGATGAAGCGTTTGGGTTAGTTGTCCGCGGGGAGTCAATGACCAACCCGCAAGGACTCCCGTCAATACCCGAAGGTTCCATTGTGATTGTCGAGCCGCATTATGGGCAGCTTGATGATCTTTACGGAAAAATTGTTGTAGCAATATTGGACGGAACATCTGAAGCGACCGTCAAAAAATTGGTTTGGGATAGCCCGTACTCTTACCTAATGCCGCTTAACCCGGTATTTAAGCCAATCCAAATCGATGGTAATTGCCGAATTGTTGGTAAAGTCGTCCAAATTACTCAAAATATCTAACCCCCTTCCGACTACAAAGACCGAGCTCAGCCTCGGTTTTTTTTCGCCCCAAAAGGTAACATAAAGTACATTCACCACTTGACCATACTGGTAACTAAAGGTACATTTAAAACACAAAAGGTAATCACTGGTACCGTTTGTTAAGTGAACTAGATGCCTTGTATCAACATTCTGGCGGCCCGTGTTTTCCTTGTGTCCGCGGTCACCGCCAGCTTTTTCAAGGCTCACAACGATAAGAGCATTCCCGCCACACGATGCTGAAACCCAAGCGCCATGTGGATGCGCCAAAAAGCTGCGACGTGGCGTTGGTAGAAGATCGGAGTGCTCTTTTCGTTGTGGTAATGCGGCTATGCGCACGTGACGAGGCCACCAGCTTATTCAACTTAAAAATGAATATGACTCTTGATTAGTGTACGTCGCCGGGAATGGTCGCCCCGGCAGGTGGAGGCACCACCACCACAACTTCGTGTATGGAGATAACTTACTGACGGTGGCAGCCGTCACAATGAGGTAACCATGAGTAATGATCGCATGACCGTAGTGCCCGATTTTCTGGGCGAACTGGATGCCGGCGTGTTCATGAACAAAATCGCCGCGGCGCTTAACAACACCGCGCTCGGCGTTCTGAACAACGGCAATAAGGGCAAAGTTACGCTTACCTTTGACTTTGAGCGCATGGGCAATTCCGTAGAAGAGAAGCGCGTCAAAATTAAGCACAAGCTTCAGTACGTCACCCCGACACCGCGCGGCAAGGCAACCGAAGAGGACACCACTGAAACCCCTATGTGGGTTAACAAAGGCGGCAAACTCACCATCCTGCAGGAAGATCAGGGGAACCTGTTTAGCCTCGGCGGTGAACCAGACGGAAAGCTGCGCGCGGCGAAGTAGGCCGCGATTGATTGACCACGTTTAATTTTTCTACATCTACTTTTAAGGAATTGTTATGACCCAGCTTAATAGCGGCGCGATCCAGGACGTTCAGAAACTTACCCTTTCCGCTTTCCATCTGGATAAAGTACGTGAAACCGCATGCCCGACCGCCATGATCCCTGATGGTGTCAGCATTGAAAGCCTGGAGCACTTTGGCCTGGAGCGTTTCCGCTTCCGTGGCGCGATGGAAACCACCAGTATTGACGACTTCACCCGCTACTCTACCGGCTACGCCAGCACCGAAACACCAGCACGCTGCTTTATTGATGCCGATAACATGCGCGCCCGTTCTATCTTCAACATCGGCACGCTGGCGAACCCAGGGCATGCGGATAACATTGCGCAGATCGGCCTGAAAAAAACAGCACCATTCCGTGCACTGCTGGCTATTGACGGCACCCGCCTGAACCAGAAGCAGATCGCCGAATGGCTTGAGGACTGGAAAGACTATCTGCTTGCATTCGACGCCAACGGCGACACCATGCAGATCACGCAGGCCGCACAAGCCGTTCGCCGCGTTACCATCCAGCAGGCCACCCAGTCCGATCATGAAGATGGCGATTTCGCCGGTAAAAAATCGCTGATGCAAAGTATTGAAGCCAGCAGCAAAGACGTAATGCCGGTGGCGTTTGAGTTTAAGTGCGTACCGTATGAAGGACTGGGCGAACACGCGTTCAGCCTGCGCAATAGCCTGCTCAAAAGCGGTGAACCGTGCTTCGTTCTCCGCATCGTGCAGCTGGAAGCCAAGGAAGAAGCGATCGCCAACGAATTCCGCGATCTGCTGATCAGCAAATTCGACGGTGAGCCAGTAGAAACCTTTATCGGTAAATTCAGCGCGTAATTGCCCTGCCTTAATAGCCCTCCGCCGTGGGGGTTATTAGTGAAGCGTAATTCCGTTAATTATCGCCACCCGGCGAGGGATTCGTGCAACCAAAATCTGCGCGGTGCAGCGCGCCAATATGGAGAAAACAATGAGCTACATTCAGACATTATCCGGTAAAAAATTTAACTACCAGAACGCCACTATCGACGATATCGACACCGAAGATATCGCAACCGCCCTCTCCCACATTTGCCGCTTTGCCGGGCACCTGCCGGAGTTCTATAGCGTGGCCCAGCACTCTGTACTGGTAAGCCAGATTGTCCCGCCAGAATTCGCCTTTGAAGCGCTGATGCACGATGCAGCAGAGGCATATTGCCAGGATATCCCGGCACCACTGAAATCCCTGCTGCCAGATTATCGCCGTATCGAAACGCATGTTGATGGTCTGATCCGCTTCAAATACGGCATCCCGCTTGAACAAGCCTCCGTCGTGAAATATGCGGATCTAGTACTGCTGGCCACCGAACGCCGTGATCTGGAAATCGACGACGGGTCGAAGTGGGACATTCTGGAGGGTATCCCATGCTCCGACATCATTCAGGTGATACCGCTTCGCCCAGGCCAGGCTTATGGCCTCTTCATGAACCGCTTCAACGAGTTGATGGAGATCCGCAAATGCGCCGCCTGAAAGTAAAAGAACTCGTGGCTGAAGCGCATGCATCAGTTGCAGAACTGCCACCAGCACAAGGTCAGGTTATGCGTGAAGTAGCCTGCCGCCTTGATACAACATTCGTGGCATTGACTGAGGCTATGGATCAACTGGTGACAGCGAGAGCCGAATTGGAACAACTCCGGCAAGGAGCCGAGAATGAGTAAAGTTACTTTCGTTGTGGACTATGAAGATGGGAAAGAACCAGCGGTTCACGCAGGCATGGTCATACTTGGCGGCAGACTTACTGCCTTTTCATCTAGTGACTCGCTGAAGAATAAGTCATTCTCCGTTAATGACTGCCTTCCATCTCCGAATGATACGGTCCTAATTTTCGATGCTAACGGCGAGGGGTGGCTGATTGGCTGGCGATCGATGTGGATGACATGGGGACAGAAGGAAACAGGCCAGTGGCAATGGACATTGCAGAACGGCGATATCGATAACGATGATGTTGAAATCACTCACTGGGCACCAATGCCTGAAGAACCGGAGGCCCAATGAACGATATCACCGCACTGATGGCGACCATGAAAGCGGCAGCAGAGAAAGCGAAACATGCCGGTGAAGCGCCGGTCATGGACTTCTACACGCGAATTGATGCCCTCAATGAATTCCAGTTAGCAGCTTGTCCAGACAACGTCCTGGTGCTGGTAGAGGCGCTGGAAGCCAGGCAGCCGCACCACAACGGCATGATGCAGCTTTCTAACGAACTGGTGATGGCGAAGCTGCGCATGGTCGAGCAGGGGTTAAAGCGTATTCAGGAGTCCCGCGCCGTCACCGCGTCTCATAGCGATTACTTTGCCTCTCTGGTAGCAATGGCTCGTGTATCAGCAGACAAAGCCATGCGGAAGTTTCCACAGCCGAACTACGTGCTCCTGAAGGTTGCGGAGGAAGCTGGCGAGGTCGTGCAGGCCGGGGTCCATTATGCAGAGAAACGGATGGAGTGGCAGCAGGTAGAGGGCGAGATTGTCCAGCTGTTGGCAATGCTGATTCGCCTAGTGACCGAGGGAGACCAGATTAATGGCATCACTCCTCCGGCCGCTGGCATCCAGGTTGTCGAAGGAGCGCAAACAGAATGAGAGAGGCAATAGAAATCCTACGTCGCAAAGCGGAGGAACAGCAAAAGCGTGGTCATGTAGCAGCAGCTACGGCCCTTAATTACGCAGCATCTGAATTAGAGCGGGAGCTACGAAAATGACAAATAACCAGCTGCCAGAATGGCGCCAGGCGCTGAATACAGCCGTAGAAAACTATCAATCCACTCGCTCCTGGTATGAAGAAAATCAGGACAGCCCATCAGCCGAACAGGATATGGGTGCGGCGGCGGGTGAGATTGATAAAATACTGAAACAGTATGGGGTGCTCATCGTATTAAGTTTGCTGGATGAGCTAGGCGATCTTCAGGAACACCAGAAAGCAGCGGAGCCGGAATTGAAGCCCGCAAATCTGGTTAATAAGTTCTACGAACGTTACCCCGTTGCATCATTCAAGGGTGATACCGAGCGCGCCAGTGCGCTGGGGTATTTCATGGCTGGTGCTGAGCTTCAGTGCTTTGGTGAATTTGTTAAATACGAGGATTTGTGCAGCGATGAATAACCATTTAATGATCGACCTTGAAACTATGGGCACCAAACCAAACGCCGCAATCGTCGCTATTGGCGCTGTATTCTTCGACCCGCAAAGTGGGGAATTAGGGCAGGAATTTTACACCGCGGTGAACCTCGCCAGCGCAATGGAGCAAGGTGCCTTACCGGATGGCGACACCATCATCTGGTGGTTGAAACAAAGCCCTGAAGCTCGCTCTGCAATTTGCGTTGATAACGCTCTGCCGGTCGCCGCGGCTCTTTCTGAGTTGAGTCACTTCATTAATCGCAATGCGGATCCGGAATTCCTGAAGGTGTGGGGCAATGGTGCCACATTCGACAACACCATACTGCGTAGCGCCTACGAGCGCGCTGGCCAGCCTTGTCCCTGGAAGTATTGGAATGATAGTGACGTGCGCACCATCGTGTTAATGGGCCGCCAGATAGGTTTCGATCCTAAGCGAGAAATGCCGTTTGATGGCGTCGTTCACAACGCTCTTGCTGATGCCCGGCACCAAGCCAGGTATGTTTCGGCAATCTGGCAAAAACTCATCCCAGCCACCAGCAAACACTAAATATTCCACCGGGTGCAGCCGGTTTATTTGGAGAAATAATTATGACCAATGTTATCCAACTCGCCCCGAATGAGTGGGTTTGCGAGAGCGTTCTTATCGCGGTCACCGGGCTTAAGCCTGGAACCATCCTTAGAGCCAGAAAAGAATGCTGGCTGGTTGGTCGGGAGTATATCCACGTGTCCCCTGACGGAAGCCCAAAGCCGTCCAGCGAGTGTATGTACAACAGAAAAGCAGTTGATTCATGGGTCGCATCACTGAGAAACAAGCAACCAGGGTGATTTAACACCATGAAAAAGGTAAGCTCACATCGCTCTTGGGCGTCTGGAGGAATCAATGGATAAAGTCACATATCCAACAGGCGTCGAAAACCACGGTGGCACATTACGCATCTGGTTTAACTATAAAGGTAAGCGTGTCAGGGAAAGTCTCGGTGTCCCTGACACCATTAAGAATAGGAAGTTGGCTGGCGAACTGCGCGCCTCCGTCATTTTCTCTATTCGCATGGGTAATTTTGATTATGCTGCGCGGTTCCCTGAATCACCGAATCTGGATCAATTCGGGATCGCCAGTAAAGAAATAACAGTTGCGCAGCTGGTGAAGAAGTGGCTTTCACTGAAGGAAATGGAGATAGCCAGCCGAACCCTAAACAGCTATGAATCCGTAATGGATAATATGCTGAAAATGTTGGGCCCAAATAAATTAGCCTCTTCGATTACTCAGGAAGATATTCTTTTCATTAGAAAGGAATTGCTAACCGGCTATCAAACACCTGGCGGCGGGAGAAAAACCATTGTTAAGGGCCGCAGTGTTACGACAGTAAACCAATACCTGGCGATAACATCCGGAGTATTCAAGTTCGCTGTTGATAATGGTTATATCGGCCAGAATCCTTTCACTGGTGTTTCTCATCTGAAAAAGTCACGGCAGCCACCGGATCCTTTAAGCAGAGACGAGTTTATCCGGTTGATTGATGCTTGCCACCAGCGGCAGCTGAAAAACATCTGGGTGCTGGCGGTGTACACAGGCCTCAGACACGGCGAAATTTGCGCGCTGGCCTGGGAGGATATCGACCTGAAAGAAGGGACGTTGATAGTGCGCAGGAACCGCACCAAGCTGAAAGAGTTCACCCTGCCAAAGACTTTGGCGAGTACTGACAGGGTGGTTCATCTTATTCAGCCGGTTATCGACGTGCTAAAGGATCAGGCTGAACTGACACGGCTTGGAAAGCAGCACCAGATAAAGGTGATGACGAGAGAATACGGGCGTAGTGTCAACCATTCCTGTACCTTCGTCTTCAGCCCACTGGTTGCAGATAAATCACGTCGAGCTGGGTATTGCTACTCGACGAATTCTATCAACAAAACATGGGACGCAGCAATGAAACGGGCGGGGCTCCGACATCGTAAAGCATACCAGTCTCGACACACTTACGCGTGTTGGTCACTGGCCGCTGGTGCAAACCCAAACTTCATTGCAAACCAAATGGGTCACGCAGACGCCCAGATGGTATTCAGGGTATATGGCGCATGGATGCCTGACAGCAACGCCCTGCAGGTGGAGATGCTAAACAGGCAACTTTCTGAATATGTCCCAACGGTGTCCCAAACTAGGGTAGTGGCTGGTTAG